TCTAGCTAAAGTTCAGTTGCGCCACGCCGAACATTGACGAGCCGTCGCTGACAAAGGTCAAAATGTCCACCGCGTTGGCACCAGTGCTGAGTGTCGGCTCCGTGCCGCCTGGAAACTTATAGGCTGACGCGCTGGTGTTCAGCGTTCTGCTGCCGGTGCCGTCTTGCTTGACGATCAGCAGGTACGTTGCCCCTGCCACCTGATTGCTAGGCGCATCCAACGTGCGGTTGCCTGCCAGCGTGACCGTCGCCACTTGGTTTTGAGACAAGTCCCAACTGATATTCGCGCCATCCGACAACGTCGTCATGTCGAAGTTCTGCGTCTTGGTGTACTCACGCGCGGTGGCGGTCAGCTCGGTCGAACCAAAAAGCTGCGTGGTCGTAATCTTCCGGTGCGCGGTCGCGCTGGCGTCATATACGGCAAGCTCGTCGGCAGCGACCGGCGATGCACCGAGCGACGACTGCCCGTTGATCGATACGGTGATTGTGCCGGTGGACGTGATAGCGCCACCCGACGCCATGCCAGCCGTCGCGATGTTTGTGACCGTGCCACCCGATCCCGGCACGATGTTTGCAAATGTAATCGCTGTGCTGTCGAGCGTGCCGCCAGTATTGCTGGTGCAATGGAACAACTTGTCTGCGTTGGTGCTGCCTTCCTCGACGTGTATCAACGCGCCGGGATGCTCGTCGTAGGCGTCAAACAGGTCGTCACGCGCTGGGCTGGAACCAACGACATAGATGCCATTTTGAGCTGCGGTGCTTTGATCTTTGACCAGCACCAAATTTCCGTTTGCCAGGGTAACGCCGTCTAGCGTGTCGCCGTTGTTCAGAGCGGTCGCGATTGTAATGTTTGCAGTTGTCGCTGCACGCACCGTGCTGCGCTTAGCAAGGCCAGCAAGCAAGCCATCCACATACTGCTTCGTGCAAATATGGAGTGCGCTGGTCGGGTCGCCTGCCATCGTAGATGTGGCCACGATGCTGTTGTATGTGCCGCCCGTTATGGTCTTGCCTGTAAAGGTCACAGCACTAGGTATGCTGACCGTTGGGTTGCCTGACACGCCGTCGCCGTTTGCCAGGGTAATCTCGTTTGACGTGCCGGTGATAGTGCGCGGCTCGGCAGCACCGCTGCCAGCGTGCGCGATAATACCGTTCGACTCCGTTGCTAACAAAGCCGTGAAAACTTGCGCCGGGGTGCGAAATTCGTAGGCAGTCTCGCCGCTGTTTACTCGCACCATGTTGCCAGCGTTGGACGACAAGCTGGTCGGCAGGATAATGCTGTCCACCACAGCCAGCGTATTGCCGTCAGAGCTAAATCCAAGCGCCTTTGATGCGCGAGCGGACGCGGCGTCAGTGAACTCTGGCGTCGTTATGCTGTTTGATTTTGAAACTTTGAACGAGCGATCAAGCTGTTCTTGCAGTCCCTGGGTAATCATGGTCAGGCGATCAAGGCCGTCTTCGTGGCTCTCCGCTGGAAACGGGTCGTTCTCAACGTAGTCAGTGCCTTGCGTCAGCGCCAGGTTACGACGCAGCACCACCGTCTCGCCAGATGCCGGAATGTTGCCGCTGGTAAACGTGACCGTGCCACCAGCATCAGCGCCGGCCCCGCTGACGTTGTAGTGAGTTGAAAGCGTTTTGATTGTCTCCACGCCGGTAGATGCGCGGATGATCACCTGCATCTCGCTGTCCGCGAAGATCTTGAATGTGTAGTTAAAGCCGGCGGTCGATCCGTCGCCCGACGCTGAAACTTTTGTGGTGGTGCTTGAAACGCTCATTTTTCTTCGACTCCTTGCGGTTGCGGCGCTCCTTCAAAGGTCCGCAAAAATGCTTCGATGGGTTCTTTAAGTGCGGGGTCTTCTGCGGCGATGGCGGTCAGTCGCCCGAAATGAGCGCCGATGCCTTTGGGGTTTGTGACTGGTGTGGTGAGCCAATTTATAAATCTGGGGCTGGTAATAAGTTTTGCTGAATATCTGCTGGTTAAACCACCAACTAAAAACGCGGATAAGGCGCCCGCACCCTGACCTGCCCCCATCTCGGCAAGCCCAGTGCCTGCTCCTGTCAGGGTGAGATAGGTGATTAACACTCGGCCTGTGTTCGAAGTGTTAGCAAGTTTCTCCACGCCCTTGAGTGAAGAGGCCACGTCTACGAGCGTGTCCAGACCCTCGCGCATTTCGGCATACCTTTTGCCGCCAAAAAGCGCGTTTTTGGCTTCGGCCGACATCTTGCTCCAATTGGTCAGGAACGTGTTTACGGAGAACACTTCGCCTGTCGCGTCTTGCGCTCCTGGCCTTGCCAAGCCAATCTTTTCAAGAACGCTTGCTGCTACGGTGTCCCACTCTTCTGGCTCAAACTGATTGCGTAGGCGCTGCAAATTTGTGCCGCCATCACCCAAGCGAGACATGGCGAAGTTGTAGGCTTGCTCGTCAGTATCGAATTTGTCGATTTTGTTAAGTGTGACGCTCGCCGTGTTCATCCAAGCGCGAGTGTATCGATCAGCTACCTCCAACGCCTTGCGCGCTTCTGGCCCTGCCAACTTTGCAACCGCGCTCATATCCTCGGTCAAAGCGCCGTATACTTGGCGCATCGCAGCATTCTGTGATCCAGTTGATCCAGCAAGCAAAGGCTCATCCAAGTCTTTACCGATTGCCGTTCTGATTTGACGCAATGCACTGAACGGAATCGTGCCTGAAACAGCGGACTCTGTGGCATCCATTTCGATTGTTTTTAGGGTATTGATCGCTTGACCGAGTGACCGCTGTAATGATCCAGGAGCTTCGTTGAGTTGGTTTTCGAGGCTTTCCCGCAACGCACGGACAGCGTCCAGCGCGACCGGCGCATCCTTGCCAATCAAATCAAATGCTTTTTCATAGGCGGCGTTTTGCGTAGCTTTGAATCGACCCGCAGCGTTGCTGGCGGCTGTTCTAATTACCGACCCTGCTTCCGCCTTCGAAACAGGTGTGCCTATCTTTGCGACTGTGTTCTTTGCTGCTTGCGTGATCTGTTCAAGCACGCGCTTTGCTTGCTTCTGTACGACATCGCTGCTGAACGGTGAGGCTTCCAGCGCCTTTTCCAACGTAGCAACGGTATTGCTTGACGATACGGCGCCAGCGGGCGGATCAATGCGTAAGGAACGGAACTTGGCAGCAAGCTGCGCGGCCTTTTGCGTGCCGCCACCCAGGGCACGCTTTGCGCCCTCTGTCAGGAGTTCACCGCCCCGCTGACCGGCTGCTGACAGAAAAAATTCAGTGCCAGCGTCTACCGAACGATCAAGAACGCTGCGCGTATCAACGCGACCAAGGAAAATATTGCTGTAGGTGTCAAACAATTCCCCGGCAACTGTACCGCCCGTGCCAGCGCCCAATGCTGCGCCGGTTGGCGTAGCCACAACGGCACCTGGCCCCGTTGCTAAACCACTTAAACCGCCGCCTATAGCCCCGACGGTTGCGCCAGTACCAACAAAAAGCTCGCGGCTCACGCTGGCGATGTCCCCCACCACATCAAACCCCGGCGGGTTGTAGAGCGTTAGCCTGCCCGTGTCAGGGTTCGTGTAAATAAAGTTGTCGTCGTCATACGGCGCAGCATCGGGATAAAAACGCCTGATATTGGCAAGCCGGTCCTCTGTTGGCGAACCACCGACCTGCGCCCTGACAAATGCAGGTGCGCCCGTGTCCTGGTCAATGAACTCTTTGGCCGCATCTGATTGAAGGTATGCGTTGATCGCCTTTGCTCGATCAGCCTCACTGAGATTGCTAGGCAGCTCGATCGGCCGCGGAAAGCCGGGCAGCATATAGCTCGTGAACTCAGGCGAAACTTCAGCCGCGGGAGCAGGCACCGGGTCAGGCGGGGGCGCCGTTTCAACAGGCGGCTCGGATGCAGCCACAACGGGGGCTTCACCGCCGACCTCGTCAACGGTGTTGGTCTGCTCTTCCGCCATTTTATTTTATTTCCTTGCCGGTGGCGTCGATCCTGATGGGGGGCGGTGCGGTATCAGCCGGTGATGGCGCAGAAGCCGGCGGCACAACTGCAGCCGCAGGCTGTACAGCGCCTGGTGAGCCTGGCTGCTCGCCTGGCTGGACAACCGGCGCGGAAACTATGGGCTTTTTACCAACTAGGTCATAAGCCACCTGGTTAGCAGGAATGCCGAACATTTTAGCAAGATTTGCATAACGGTTTTGCAGTTCAAGCTGCAGGGGTTGCTGCGACTCAAACAGCTTTTGCGCCGAATTTTTGAAATCAGCCCTTTGTTCTTTTGTGAGCCGTTCGCCCTCTAGCGCAGCATTATATCTTGCCCATAAGCGTTGGGGTATTGATCCCGTATTTTGGGCCGTTGCGAACTCTGACTCTCTGACCACAGAACCGGGGTCAATCATTTTCATGTAAGCAAAAATCAAGCTGACATCACCGGCCGGTGACACATTCTCTGCCGATGCTTTTACCTTGCCGAAGTTTTCTTCCAGCAATCTGTATCTTGAAGACCCCTTTTCAAACGCATCGCGCAATCCCTTTGCCTGCTGGAACGCTTGCTGTGGATTACCAACGCCCATGAGAAACCTTTTCATTCTCGCGTCAGCCTTTACACCGAACTCTGCTTCGTAAAGATTCACTTTCTCACGATATTTCCGCGTAAATTCGTTTTGCTTGTTGTCGTGGTCGCGGAATTTTTGCTTGTAGTCTTCCTGTAGGCTGGGCGTCAGAGCCTGCGCAACGCCGGGGCTGTTAAAAAGTTCGCGCGCCGCGTTGATGTCGCCTTTAGCCAGATGCGTATTCAAAACGGCTTCAAATAAATCTTCACGGCCTGCCTGCCGCGCGTTTTCCTCTTCTTCGGTATTGATAAACCTGGCCGCGCTTTCGTTGATTGACAGATCAAGCGTTTCGAGAGCCTTGCCAATCTGGCCAGGGTCGCGTGTTACGTCGGTTACTAACGCTCGCACGTCTCCGTCAACTTTTCGCAGAGCTTCTTTGCGCCGCGCGGTTTGCTGAAGTTCTCCAATGTCGATCATTTGTTTTGATCGCAGCTTCCGCAATTGAATGCTCAGTTCCGCCTTGCTTTCTGCGGACCCGTCATGCGCTTGAACTGCGTCGTTAATCATCTGCGTCGTGTCTTCTGTGAACTTAGTTGCCACATTTTCATCAGCCATATCAGCGTTCACTTTCAAGTCGTTGACTATGCTTTCTAGTTGATTTGCAAAATCCAGCGCGATTGATTCTCGCTGCACGATTTGCTTTCGTTCTGCGTATGCGCGCGTGCGGTCTGTTGAGGATTTTACCTCGCCATAAATCTTGTCCACGTCGCTAGGTGTAAGGTTTTGCCGCGCTGCGCTGACGACTGGGTCCGCAGATTTATTGTCTCGAAAACCATTGAGCGTCTCTTCAGCGTCTGCCCCTTTATTGATGGCGGAGATCAGGCTGTGTTTTGCCAAACGCTGATAAAAATCATTCCGCAGCTTTGCGTGTTCTTCCGGCCCCAAATCATCTAGCGCATTGTCAAGGGCTGTCAGCCCCAAGTTTGCTACTTGGGCACGGCTTTCTGGCGAGTTTGACGGGTTGGTTGCGTGTCTCAGCGCATCATCAATGTCGTTGGTAAGAAGCACCTTGCGCTGTTCAACGACTCGGGCGTTGTTTGCCTTCGAAAAACTCGTCTGATTGCGCAACGTCACCTGTGCGGCGCGGCTGCGAAACGCATCGCGGGCAAGGCGATTGGATAAGCCCGACTTAAACGTCTCGACCTTCAGCCGCGCCATATCCTGATATTTTTGCTCTGCCTGCTGCATATTAGGATTTGCGAGAAAATCCTGCTGCATCTGTTGCAGTTCAATATCGAGCTTTAACGCTGCCGCTTGTGCTTCATTGTCAGCACCAATCTGCGCTTTCTTGAAACCAAACGCGGCAAGATCAGATCCAGCCTGCGCAAGCTGCTGACCGGATTGTGCAAACGCGCGTGCGGGCGCGGCCATTGCCGACGCACTGAGCTGGGCGGTCAGAAACTGCCCCTGCCCCCGGCGTGGTCGATCTAGCTTTGCTGTATAAGTGGGAACCTTCATACGATCTGGCTCACTTGGTAGCCACCCTTAGCCAAAGTAGTCAGCGCGCTCATACGGGCATCGCGCGCCCTGATGTCGTACGCGAGTTTTTGCTGCCGCCCTTCGAGGAGCGTCAACTGACCAGCCAGACGCTGATTGACGCCCTGCTCCCGCAGACGTCCCGCGTCTGTCGCGGCCGTCAATCGTATCGTCTGAATGTCTTCTTCAGCCTCGTCGGCGCTTTCTCTCAACACGTCCAGCGGCGTGCCGGTGGTGGCAAGCACACCCGACTTGCGATACGCCGTACCAGCGCGCGCCTGGAGCTTGTCAAACTGCTTGCGGAACCGAAGAACTTCACGGCCGCCGACGCGCTCACGCAAGTCAGCTTCTTGCTCGGCGACACGCGCGTTTCGGTCGCGGATTTTTTTATTATATTCGGCAGTCTGCATGGCGGCTCTGCCTGCCGCCCTCATGCCTCGCGCTGTCTGCATCTGGCCGTAAGCCGAGAAGGCTGTGCCGGCGATTGTTGCTACCGTTCCTAGTGCCATACCCGCGCATACCTTTCGTAATCAAGTTTATTTGCGCCGTAACGGCGCATCGTGCCTTCGTGTTCCATGCCGAGAAACTTCGCCCAGCGTTTCAGCTCCGGCCAATCGCTACGCATTGCAGCCTGCACTCGCCACATCCCCTGCTCTTCTGCTATCTCGCGCAGCTTTTCGCGTACCAATCGCGCCACGCGAAACTGATGCTTGCCGACCCGGCTGGCGCCTAAAAACCATGCCTCGCCCACACCATCCCAAAGCGGGAAGATGCCGGCGGCGGCTATCAGGTAGCCGTTGTCGATGCCGGTAAACGCCATTCCCTCATGCACCAGCGTCGGCATAAAGTTGCCAAACTCAGGTGCGGGGCGGTTGCGGTCGTCGTTTAAATCAGCCTCAAGCAGCGCCTCACCGTGCGCTATTTCAAACGGTATCAATCTCACTGATCAAAGGTACTCAGGGTTGCAAAGACGGCGAGAATGTTCATTGGTAGCGGTTGGTCTTGCCGGATCGTGAGCTGGCCGTCTGTGTCATAGTTGCCGTTAAGCTCGATTTCCTTGTCGCCGGTAAACAGCGAGATCGGCGCGTCCATCGATGCCGCCGACGAGCGAAACGGCACGATGTCCAGGTTGCTGGCATCGCGGCCAACCTTGAGGCCGACCGATCGATACAGCCGCACCGTCAGCTCGTTGATGCGCTTGATCTTGCCCTGGCTAGTCCCCATCGCGCTGCCGGCATCGACGCGCAGTGTCCGCAGTGTCGAGTTGTATGACAGCCCTGCGTGCGCTTTCGTGACGTACCGCTCCAGGGTAACCGCGCCGCTTGATACTGTCTTATCGGGGTGGACCGAACCATCGCCCAGTATGCTGACAGTCTGGCCTTCAAGGTGGTTTAAACCCGACAACGACAGCGTGGCCTGCGTAACCGTTGCGCCAGAGCTGTGCGCCGCTGGATCGCCAACGACGCCACGGCTGCAGCCCGTCAGGTCGTTCGTGCTTTTACCGCTGTATGTAATGACCTCGGTGCCAATCTTGATCGCGCCGGAACTCGGAAACGAAGAGGCGTCTGCCAGCGTGATGGTCGTCTGATCCGCTGCCTCGGCGCCGGCCAGCGTGCTGGTCACGCCTGTAAAGGTCAGCGAGCTGTCCACGAAGATCGCATTGTTAACGTCAGTGCCGAAGTCGAAATCCTTGATGAACTCAATATATCTTTTGGTCGCACCGCCTATTGTGCGCTTCACCACAACCCAGACCTGATCCTCGTCAAGATCGCCGGGGATTGTCGCAATGCTTTCCACGACCGCAATGCCTGTACCAAACACGCCGCCTAAAATCTGACGCGACCAGCCGATGACCTGCTCCTCGCGCTTGTACGTCATGCAGGCAAGCTGTCCGTCGCCGCGGCGTCCCCACAAGACAGAGTCCGGCTCCTGCTGGTAGGCCAGCTCGTCCAGCCCATTCTCCGTGATATGCTCAGAGATGAGCGCGACGTCCGGCGCGATGTAGCCATCGACGTCGAAGTTGAACTGCAGCTCCAGCACTTTCCGCTTTGCACGCTGCACAAACAGCACCGCGTTGCCTGCCTGCATGGGCGTGATGTCCGCTGAACCGTGCGATGTTTGTTGCTTGATCTGTATGTTAGTCGGGGTGATCGCTTCGTCAGCGCCCGACGCGCGGACCACGAACTCGCCGCCTGATGTCCCGACAATCAGGTTCCGCGTCGAGGCCAAGAACCTGATGACGTTTACCTGGTTAGAACCGATCGTGTAGACCATGCCGTCATCGGCAGATGTCCCGCTTTCAAAGTTCTCAAAATCGCCGCCCTGCGAAAAGAAGAGCGTCTGCGGCTGCTCTGATGTGCCGGCAAACACAAGGCGCTGTTCGTAAAATGCTACCGCACGCGGATAGCCGGTTGCCTTGCTGAAGGCACCCAGTGACCACTCGTCGGTTGCTACTAGCTTGCCCTGCAACGTGTGGCCGCTGTCGGCTGCTTCTGTTGCCAGATCAGCACCCGGCGCCAGGGTAATCACGCTGTCGGTGACGTCCACGACCAGATGGCCGTCGGTCGTATTGTTTGACGTCGAGCCGCTGATGATAATCGTCTGCCCGACCTTGAATCCCTGATCAATGAACGCCGCCGCTGTGTCCTCGATGCGGTCGTTATGCTCCAGCCCGGTCGCGTCAGGATCGCCTTCGTGGAATGAAATCGTAGCCGCTGCGTAGTTTGGCAGAATTTCTGATCGGCCGTCCTCCAGCTCCTGCGCCGTGCCGTCGGCGACTGTTGCGGAAACACGCGACGTGATCTTTACAAACCCGTCTTCAATCTTGACCAGCCGCCCGACATCGTTCGCGGTCCACAAATCGGCGCTCGCGGTCAGCCGGATAGTGCCGTCTCGGCTGTCCGGGGTCAGCGTGGTGGTCGTTATGTTCTGATCAAGAAACGGGCCGCGCTGTGTCGTCACCTCGGTAATCGTCCACGCCGTGTGGCTCGTGCGCGTGATCTTGTAGATCGGGTGGTTGGGCGAGACGATGTACATCGTGTCCGCTGCCTGTGCGAACTTGAGGCCGTCGAGATCGGACGCGGTGTAAACCGTCGTAACCTCGACCGCTGACCCGCCGGATTCTACCTGGCCCCCGTCCTTGTAGACGCGAAAATAGGTCGGGCCGAACTCTAGTATGTAAGACTGCTCGACGTTGAACTCGAAGGGGATCAGCCGGACAGCGTTGGAGCTGTTCTTGACCTCGGACACAAAGCGCGTGCCGGGGCGGCGCATCAGGCCACCATGCGGCTGCACCAGAAAGTTCTCAACCGTCTCGGCGCCGTTGTCGTACTTCGAGATGTCCGTGCGCCCAAAGAGCTTGGGCGTGATTTCGCCGGCCGTAAAGTTGGCAAAGGCTGTGCTTACTTTTGGCACTATTAGAACCTCGACGAGATAAAGACGTCAGACTCGGTGTATGCCGCGCGATCGATGTTGACCGTGTTCGCTGGCGTACCCTCGGTCGCATCCACGAAGCGCGCCTCGCTCAGTTTCGTGTCGTAGGTCGCCATCAGCATCTGCGACAGGCTGGCGCTGTTCACCAGCGCATAGGAAACGTCTGCAGCCAGACGCGCAGCGATCGACTCAATCAGGAGCTGGTCGTACTCGTTGGGGTCGGTAATCCGCGCGACGTAAATCATTTTGAACGGTGTTGTGCTGCTGATGATCTTGCGGCCTTCAACGCGGAAGACCGTGTCGGGGTTCTCCGGGCGCAGAACGCGCAGGCAATCAGCAGGCAGTGTGTGCTGGTGATCAAACTCGAACGCCGGCGTGTCGCTGTCAGCAGCCAAGCTGGTGCGCGTGACGAGGCAGTTCCACGGGTGCGCTCTAAATACGGAGTCGCGGACAAACTCGTAACGCTGATTGCAGACACGCGCAGCGCGGCTGTCTTCGGTCAGCGAGATGATATTACTCGCGCCGATCATGTTCAGCGCCGAGTTACAAATATCAACGTCAGATGCCATGTTGAATCCTTAAAAAAAGAGAGGGGGAGCAGAAGCCCCCCCACCCAATTAGTCGATGACGTAGTGGATCAGGAACGACATCGTCCCTGCCGTTCCGCCAGCCGCTGCCATAGTGGCAGCGATGTAGTAGTACCCACCGGGATTGGTGGAATCGCCGGCAAGTTCCCACACCCGCTTACCAGCAGTGTCGATGTTCGCGGCTTCGAAGCGAACGTCGGCCATTGCTGCAGCATCGGCAACGGCAGAA